ACCGTAATCTACGTTGCCTAGTATAAACCCATCTATGACAGGTTCTAGCGTTGTAAACACTGTCCTAAAGGAATTAGGTGTAATCGTGTTTGCCACGCCAAAGATTTGCAGGGTTTTCTCTAGTTGAGACCCACCTGGCTGAGTTGTAATAACTGTGATTGGATCAAAGAAGTCTAAGTCTAGGGCAGCAAGTATGCCTGCATCATAATTGGCAGTGTATAGATCCAGCTCGATGGCATCGCATCGGATAGTGGTCTCAGCTCTAGATGCCACATAAGCCCGGGCATAATCTAAAGCTACTGCATCGGTCTGCATTAGAAGATCCTGCAGGTTATATGAGTGGATAAAGTATTTGTCAATAGAGGGCTGATTGATTGCTGTCTGTGCTGAACCACCTGCACGGCTGATTTGGGCTGAATTAAAGATCAAAGTATCATCTAGTTTCCACATAGCATTGGCATAAGAGATCCCTGTGCCATCATCGGCAAAAAGTGTCGGTGTTGCACCTATTGATGCAGTGGCAGTTAAACGATCTTTAAATACAAAGGAACCATCGGCATCTACATAGATAGCGCCATACTCTGAATCAGCAACAGTCTGCATAGCACCCAAGGATGTGCGTGCTGTACCTGGATCTGCCTGTAATGTAGTTTGACCTGCATCTATTTGGCGCATTGTTGCTGGCCAGGCAATTTGATCTAGTATCTCATTGATACGTGTGCCTGATAGGTCGCCAGCACTAGCACCTGCCACTGTAGATATTTGTGCATTCTGGGCAAGCCTCATGGCGTCAACGGCCTGGATTGTAGTGTAAGCGACTTCTGTTGCATCTTTAGGTTGTGTGTTTACATAAGATGTAATAAAGCCTGAGAAGATTGGATAAGTAACACTATTGTAGTTAGCAGTTATCTGCAGCTTCTTCATTGGTGTAAGTAATCCATAATAAGGCCCAGCAGGATTAGTCGGATTGAAGTCGCCATTTTGATCTACGATGCGTAAAGTAAGTTGGCCAGTCTGGAATGTATCAGTTAGTGGATTGCGCCCTGTGCTAGTTTGCACGTAATTAACTCGATCAGATACATCAACAATTACAGCTACAGAATCAGCCAATACGTTTGTGCCTAGTATGCCAATATCTAACTGCATAGCCTGTGCAGTAGCAGGCCCAGTGCTAAAGTTTATTATTGCATTGATTGTTGGTACAGCCATTAGGTGCCGCCTGATAGACCGCCTGCAGGTGTGGTGCCACGGCCCATTTTGTTAATTCTTAATATAGTGTCATTGATGGTGTTGGTTAAATCTTGCTCGGTTAATACCGATCCAGCCACATTTACAGTTACTGGTGCGTACTCGCCACGTTGCACTGCACCCATGTTAAAACTAGGGGTCGGAATAGAAGCGCCACCACTAGGCACATTACTTATATTTTTGTAAGCATCTGCATACTCACCACGTTGAACCGCTCCCATAGCAAAGTTAGAAAATGAATTGGCTGCTAATGCTGCGTTAGCTAGTGCATCGGCTAATGCCTTTGCTTTAGCTGCTGCATCTAGGTCAATATTTAATTTTTTAGCCATAGCTTCGTTATTGTCTAAGATTGCTAACTGTGCTTGTAGTCTTAATCTAGTCTCAGCATCTGTAGCCTGATTTAGCGCCAAAGTTAAACCTATGCGCTCTAGATCAAACTTATCTTTGAGTTTATCTACTTCTGTTTTAGCCTTTAATGTTGCTAATTCTGTTTTCTTTGCATTTGCTAAATCTTTAGATGTCTTAGTTTCTAAGCGTAATTGTTGCAAGTAGATACGGCTAGATGATCTGCCTTGTGCATTAGATGGTGCAGTCTTAGCTCTTTGCGCTGCGCCTATCTCGGAGAATCCAGCAAGATAAGCACCTAGTACTGGGATATTCTTAACATCAAATAATGCGCCACCAACTTTAGTATTACCAATTTCTTTAAGTTTGCTAATTAAAACGCCCACACCCAAGATTGCATCTGCAGTGCTTTGAGCAAAGTTATCCATCAAATCTGTAGCTGTGCTAATGCTTGTGTCTTTACCTAATAAAGCTAGGGCATCTAATAGACCCTTACCTATTGTCTCCTGAGCATCTGCGGCAGCAACAGTAAGTAAGCTCATCTTGCCTGCATAAGTATCTAATCTAGCTGCTGCTTGACCTGCAAACTTCTTATTGAGTTCGCCCATGATCTTATCCATGTCGCCAGTTTTAAGTGTGGCTTTGCTTATGCCTGCGCCTAATCTGCTAAGACCTGCAGTGTTACCACTAAAGCCACGTGTTAAAGCTGCTGATACTTCTGTTAAAGATTTGCCTGTGGCCGCGCTTACGTTTAATGCTGTCTGTAATGCTTCTTGGCTCTTAGTAATAGATCCTGTAACTGTAAGTAATTGCTGGAATGCTGGGCGTAGTTGGTCATCTAGTACGCCATATAAAGACTGTAGGCTAGATATGTAATTCTCTACGCCAGGTGCGCTAAACGCAAAGCCTGTATTCTTTAGCTGTAATTCTAAAGATTTGGCTGCCTTCTCATCTGCCATAAATGCAGATACTGCCTTCTTGCTAAAAGATAATAATTGTTGAGCGCCAAAGACACCAGCAAAGACTTTACCAAAGTTTTTGACTTGTTTTTCAAAGGCTGATACTTCTTTCTTGGCCTTTTTTAATCCTTTGTTATCAAAGGTGCTGAGTGCGGATACTACTAAAGTAGGCACAGTTACAACCCCTTAAATCCACGAGCTGATCGCTCTTTGTAAAATCCTAATACCTGAGTTTTTTTCTCTAAAGGTAGTTTTTTGTAATAAGCAAATACTGCATCGTTAATGGCTTTTTCAATACCTTTATACGCATCGCCTTGTTCTTCTTTCCAAGCCTTAAAGATGGCACGGCCTTTATTTTTGCGACCTCTACGGCCTACCGATCCTGCCATAGTTGCATCTTCTACGCCTGGTAATGCAGCTATAAATTGAATGCCAGCATTAGGGTTTAGTGATGCGCCACCTTGACCAGAAGTCTTGCGACCTGCAGTCTCATAAATAGCACCAGCTGCAGATTCATTAGATACATAGTTGTAGACGCTATACCCTTTTTTGTTTTTCTTATTAGGGCCTAGTTTGTATTTAATTTCTGATCTAGCAGTTTGTTGGTCATAGGCAGGGAATGGTCTGCGTTGGCCTGGTTGCTGTGGCGCTTGTTTAAGCCAGCCACTTAAAACATTTTGATTGGCAGGTAAATATTGTTTAGCCTTATTAGCAGTCTTTAACATTTGGGCTTTCAAACTTGCCCTAACGTTTTTGTACATATCTTCGTCTATTTCATCAATAGCCTTTAGGAACTCTCTAACGCCGTTTACCACGACTGGCATTTTTGATCTCCTTAGCTCTGTCTGTCAATACCTGGATTATTGCTAGATACATTTCGGTATCCATATCCATAAACTCGCTAGGCGGTATTCCAGTCTCTACTGCTAATTGAGCAATAGTGTAAGCAATAGAATTCCGCTCAGTTATTTTTTTTCTTCGTCTAATACCTCGACAGTATCTAGAGTGTCTATAAACTCTAATCCCCATAAAGGTATCTGTGCGCCAGCCCTGCGTAAGCATTCATAAGCCAGCCAGAATATCTCTGTTTGACGCTCATGCTCACGCAAGACCTTGCTAATTCCTGATCCATACTTTAACTCGAAAGCGTACTCGACACCTGGTGTAATCTTATGTTCAGATACTTCACCATTAGCCCTTGTTATCTTTAGCTTTGCCATTATTACTCCTTAATTAAAATGCCACCGATGGAGACACTGTTACTGCGGAGTTTACTGTAAAGGAGATACTTGATGTTGCAACTTCAGCCACGCCACCTTGACCGATTGGGGTCAAGTTATTTACCAATATTGAGAATTGGTAAGTTGGGTTTGTAGCTGCTACGGCAGTACCTTTAACAGTGATTACTGATACTGCTAGGGTCTTGCCAAATGCTGCGCTTAGTGTCTCGTTTACCTGACTAGCTGCCCAGTCATTGATAAAGTCAATAGTAAATGTTGCTGATTGTAGACCTGCAACAAACTTGTGAGCAGTGTCGCCCATTGCTGTTACTTCTAACTCATCTACGATCTGGTTAATTACGGCATTAGTCACGTATGAGCTAATGTCGATTGAAGGTACTGTAGGGGCCGCATTGGTAGCCAACTTAACACCTACGTTATTATTTAAATAGATTGCCATTGTTATTCCTCGTCTTTCTTAGTTTGTGC